AAACAAGATTTTATTTATATAATTGTATTTGGACTTGGTATGTTTGTCATTGCAGCTTTTATTGCCGCAATTATTAAAGAACCAACTAAGCAAATCGCAGGATGGCTTCTTTGGCATATTATAATTATTGCAGGTTTATTATTGTGGTGTGGTGCTGCAAAAACTCAAACACCACGTATCATTTATTCACTGTTAATTGCTTTGGGTTTTGCGGCAATTGGTTATCATGCGACAAGATTAATTCAATCGTTGATTAAGTAAAAGAATTTTATTTAGAGTATAAATAAAATGAATGAAGATTCTGATAATAAACTATGTCAAGTTATAATTGCAATGTGTACCTATTATGTAGGTACATTTTTGCTGATTTATTATTTGGAAAAGAAGCATTATTTTGCACCTAGTGATTATGCTAAGGTAACACCCTTCCAAGAACCATTATAAATATAAAATATATTGTTTTGAGAGTCGTAATACATCGGTACTTGTCCTGAAACTGGAGTTGGAGCTCCTGTTGGGGTACCACTCGCCGAAGGAATATAGTAAAATCCATTTGTCATTGAAGTGCTGCTTGTAGCTCCTAAATAAGCATTCCCATTCGTATCATACACTTGTTTAACATTCCCAGAACCATCCGACATTACAATGTACTTTTGTTTTCTATTATAGCTAGACCCATCATTTGATCCAATAAAAACATTATAATTTGAATTTTTGACCAAATAAGCAGCTCCATCTCCTAATGCCAAATTATTACCACCTGTATTAAGATTAGAAAAAGCATTATAACCAAATGCGTTGTTATTACTATATAAAGTATTTAAGCTTAAAGAACCATAACCTACTGCATTGTTATAATTTCCGGATGTATTTGCAGTTAAAGCATTACTTCCAAGAGCACAATTTCCGACACCACCATTATTAGCAGCATTAGCTTTTAAAGAATTATATCCAACACTTGTATTATTATTACCATTCGCTACTGTTAAAGCACCAGTTCCAACAGATGTGTTTGTAGAACTATCAGTTGGATCTCCTGTGCCTTTATCATTAATTAAACCTTTTGATTGAGGAACCGGTGTAGAGCTTGTATTGGTAATTGTAGAACCGACCACAGATGAAAAGGCACAAGAAAGAGTCCCCGGATTAATTAATACATCTCCAGATGTTGCCAACACTAGACCATTTAATTGCAAATCACCTCCACAATCGGTAAGATTGTTAACGGTCAAGTTGTCAAAAGTAGCATTGGTTGCGGTAAATGAAGTTTTTGAATCGGTAATTTGTTGTTGCAAGCTAGTGACAGTTGCTGTTAATTGAGTGATTCGATCATTCAATGCTTGAATGATTTGATTGAAATTGTTTGCATTATTACAAGAATCGATTGTTGTCATTCTATTTTTGAAAATAATTTTTTTTTTTAAAAAATTTCAAGGCAATCCGACAATATAATTTGAATTTTTATCTTGGTTTAATTGTATAATTGGTTCAAAAGAAGTCATAAAATCTTTGAAGCTCTTGTATCCATAATTTATCTCATTAAAGGACGAATTTATATTCAACAATCTTGTTTTCAAAAATCCAAGATTTATCGATCTTGCTTCTGTTGATAAAATATCTTTAATAATTATCAATATGTCATCTTTATTTGATAACAATGTATGTTTTGTTGGTTTCAAAGATGCTATATTATTCAAAATTATAAATTCCGAACAGTAATTACGAAGGTTTTGAGAGGTTGATTTTTCAAAACATGACACACCTATTACTGTCTTATTTTCAGATATTATTTTTCTACAAATCTCCTTAAAATCAATATCACCAGTAACAATTACAAAATTATTCAAATGCTTATAATTATACAAAATTTCCATCAAATCCGTCACCATTTTTATATCACTGCTATTCTTATTCTTCTCCCTCCACGCGATCACACCATCTATCCCATATTCTAAACACACTTTTTTCCACGGTTGTAAGTTTGCTTCTGTAAAATCACCATACACTTTTTTCATGATTATTTTTCCACGCTTTTTCACAAGCTCGTGTAGTACTTCAAAATATTGTGGATTCATGTTATCTCCGTCAATAAAAATACCAAAATTATCCACTGATCCACCAAAACAAGAAAGAAATTCAGACATTTAAAATGAAAAACTGTTTAATATAGTAATTTGATTTTTTAAACCACATTTTAATAAAATCTATTTTATCAATATATAAATCATGGAAAAAAAATGTCTACAAGAATGTCTGGACGATATACGCCTCCAATATAGGCTTTCTGTCCCAGTTTTTGAGGAGCTCGTTCAAGCCGTGAAAAAAATGAATCGATGCAATTTGTGTCATTCGTTTGTCGATTCTCCTTCTAATCAAATCGAGTTAAAATGTCATGATCGACATCTATTTCATACATCATGTCTCTTCCCTCTTCTTTTAGAGAATGGTAATTGTCCAGTATGCCATTTTCCTGTCCTCTCCAGCGCCCAACGACCTCTTGACAATCTTACCTCAAACCCTACCGGTATATTTGCTGTCAAAGAACCCGCTCCCGCCGCAATTACAAATTATGCCACGAATACTACTCTTTATCGATACAATGCTGAAGGAATTGACGATTTTGGATGGGGATGTGCTTGGCGTTCGATTCAGACATGTCTTAGTCATTACGGGATCACAATTTCAATTGCCGACCTTTATCACCGATTTGGACGAGAGGAATCGCTGGTGGTTCTTCATCGTCAGCTCTATCCTAATCAACCCTGGACCATAAGTTCTTCCTACGCGGACCCACGAGGATGGGCAAATCCTATCATCGGACAATTGATCTTGCATGCGGTTGGTATCCAATCTGATATTTTCTTTGTAAACGGTATACTTCAATCTGCAAAACATTATTCTTGTCCCATACTCAATTTTCATCTTTTACAACAACGCCTGGTACAGCATTTTCAGACGCATCAGAGTCCCGTCATGATAGATGATGATCTCTATGCCATGACGATCCTCGGTATCGGGATCCATGATGGTCTAACTTCTCTGTTGATTGGAGATCCCCATATTATGCCGAATATCACGATTCCTTCTCTTGGAATCTATGTCGTTATCCTTGATGAACAAGGAAATTTTCTCGATACATCACTAACCTCGGCGCAAAAAAAACAGATGCTTGGTCCAGGTTCTTATGAGGGTATTCGCTTTGCTCGTAAGCATTGGATTGTTCTCTTTCCAACGATCCGTTTTGGTGGACCTGTCGATGACCTAAACCCCTATTGTCATCTGTCCAATCTCTTGTCGTAATTTCATAGTATAAGCAAAAACATTTTTTCGGAACAGTTTAAATATAATCATATACTGATTTATTATCTGGAATTGGTTCTACAACTTTTTTTTTCTTTGCGGGTTTGCGTTTTACAGGTGCCTTGTATTTTTCATCTCCCAGTAAAATAATTGGAGCATATTTCGCTTTCAATTCTGTCATTACTTTATAATGCTTTACATGATATTCGTGCAAATTAGTAACAAAATCCTTCCTGTGAAACACTACATTCAACAATTGATCCAAAGGTTCCGACAAGCATCCTAAATAATAAAGCCTATCGAGACGCAATAAATCTCGATGACTTTTAAAATAAATTGGATCTTCAACGCGTTCACATAACTTTGCTTTTGCATCAATGTGATTAATTATCAAAAATTCAATTCGAGATCCTGCTTCGACAGGCTTTCCACGAAGTGTCATTTTATGAGCAAGTTGTACATGAGCAGGTTTGGAACGAAGAATATACTCTTCCAACCAAGCATTTTTGGAAAATACAGCTTCATTGGTCAAATTGCTGTTAAAATATTCAATCTTGAATCCTTCTTCAGCGGGAATAGTATGAATACTTAAATCCTCTAATCGTTTCTTCATCTTTTTATATTCCGTCGGTAATGCGCGAATCTTGTATTCTTTATTGACCTGTTTTGAAATCACAAAATAACTTCGCTGGGTGACGCGCCATTGCATCAGCTCCAAAACATGATTGTTGATAAGTTCATATACAGACGCTTGGGAATCCCCATTCATTAGTGAACGCACAACTTTTTCGTACAATACACGAATCCATTTACAATTATCTCGACGAGCAAGCAGTACACCACGAATCGTCAACTTTTCATCTAGCTCTCCGTCTTCGCCACAAGTATAGGCCATGTACCTCTTTTTGGTCAATATGAGGAATTTCTTGTAAATCTTTTCTTCAAACACCAGCTTCATCGGAGGTGGAAATAGTTTTAGTAATTGATCTTCTACCTTTTTGGCCATTTGCCACGATTTTTTTGCATCCGTGTATCCTGGAAAATGGCAATAAATACTATCTGTATTTTTGACAATCAAATTACCAATACCTGCGTGAAAAGTTCCATCTTCCGTCTCAATATCATATACAAAATCTTTACAGGATCCAATACTTTCAATCTTGAGGATGCGACCCAAATGCTGTTGTTGATGATTGGGAAAAAACAGCACCTTGTCTTCTTTTTCTTCTAGGATTGTGTTTGGAAACTTTTGACTCATATACAAGTACAACATCATAATATCATTCTTTTCATTAGGTTGATTTTTTTTATTATAAACTACAGTACCATTGGCCAAAATCTCCATCGCATCTGTAATTTCCAGAGAGAGCTCCAACCGCTTTGATTCCCAAAAATCTACCGCATTCCAATACAATAAATCATCTCCTACTCCAATTTCATCTGGTTTTTTTAAATCACCAAAAATATTGAGCAAACTATGATCTTCTGTCACTTCTACAATTCCAGAAGTTGTGGTAACACGAAACATTTGCTTGTTGGTGTAATGACGAATCACTTTGACAATGCGAGACCAACCACTCTTGGACATTACTTGTATATTTCGAATTGGTTCTACGCGTTCTTTTTGTGTCAATCCTTCTACATCAGGTTTAAATTCTGGATACTCCATTTTATCCTCTGCATGCATATCAAACAGAGCTTCAATTGACAGTACTCGAATTCTATTTTGCTCACATATAGATATTGGTGTATCTTTGGAAACTGAATCTCCATAAATGAGCTGTCCGTCATAAGTCTTCTTTACAAATTCAGCCGCCTTTTGAATGGATGCTCTACCCATTGCAGTCGTTGACATGGCACCAGGCATAAATGGCAAATATCCTTTCTTGACACCCATCGCTCCATACATACTGTTTGCGGATAGTTTGTAAGCCAGTTGACGCTTATCCAAGACAGTAAGACGAGTTTCTGCGGCATCCTTGTTAGTGCATTCCTTTTTGACATTCTTCATTTGCTTTTTCGTTTCTGAGCGCTGATTCAATAAATTTTTCAACAAACTTGGAATCACGCCAAGTGGTTCTTTTTTAAAAACATAACGATGACTGCCACAGAGAACGCGTGATTTGGAAGCACCTGCTTTTTTAACAGAAGTATCGTGTTCACAATTGATATGATCATCCCATTCAATGATATGACAATCTTTCAAATTTACTTTGGATTCGTCCACTACAAGTGTTGAATAATCAATATTGTACGCAATAATGGTTGTTGGATACAAGGAACTAAAATCAAATGGAATAACCCAATCATAAATACCAGGTTCTGGAGGAAACACAAAAGCTCCTGAATAACCCTGACATTTTTGTAAAAGTTCGTGGTCTTGTATCGACTGAATCAAAACGTTGTCATGAAAACATTTCTTGTAAACCTGACTAAAGACTTTGATTTGCTGTCCTTTGGTAAACAAAAACATCATTGGTACATTACAAATTTTGGCCATTTCACTCAATCCAATCCATAATTGAAGAACACCAAATAGTTTCAACACAAGCGCAGAATCTTGCACACAGTATTTACCGCATTGTGACAACTTTTTGACACCATTCAAATCTCCCATACATCCAAGTTCATATGCCTTGAAAATATCTTGAGGTGTTAGGGGATCCTTTGTTTCACCCAGAAAAAAGGTAGAAACCGTTTTTAGTTTATAATTACTAAATTTATAGTCTCTTTTCACTACAGGGAGCAAGTCTACAAAAACCCGCCCTTCTGTATCCAAATAATGAAACTCTTGATACGAATAAGCAGAAGAAGACCATTTTATTTCCTTTTCAGGCGCGTGTTTGAAATCTGGAATGCCAAGTAGATCAAACTCGGATAAAATATCCAACATTTTGCATCGCTTAATCATATAGGGTATATCGAAACCAAAAATATTATACCCCACAACCATGTGTGGATTTGTTTCTCTAATTAATTTTGTAAAGCCCAACAGCAAATTCTTTTCATCTTTGCACTGAATACAAATCACATCTTTGCCAACGAAATGAGAAGTAACTTTGCCTAGCGTCAATAAATATTTTTGCGTTGTGTTGGGAAACTTTTCCAATACACAACTTATTTGAAAAATCTTGTCTGCTTCTACTTCAGCTAGGGGCATTCGTTGTGGATTGGAAGAATACACTTCGATATCAAAAGAAAGAACAGTAGGAACGGGAACACCGAGAGCAATCTCTTCTTTGGAAGTCGCTGCTACTAGTTTTTCATAATGAACTGTGTATTCCTCGTAAGCACCAGATACTCGTTCTTCGGTCGCAACAGGACAACCTTCAAAGTGAATCCAACCTGCAGTGGGTAGATTTTTGGAAACAATAAGCTGCAAAAGAGGAGTCGCTTCGTGTTCGTGACAAGCAATTGTAAAATGCTTTCCCAAAGAGCGAACAACATAATTTTGAAGACTATAAAAAACATTTTTTCGAACTTGAAGAGTAGAAAAACGAAGCTTAAAAAATGGATATTCAGCCTGATCGTCAAAATAAAGCTTTTTTTTATGGACCAAATAAAATGTATTCTTTTGCAAATGTTTACAGCGCTCTACAATCTTATTTTTAATGGGAGATTTTAATTGATCCCAGTCATTACTCGTTTCTCCTCCGCTTTTAAATTCTAAGTAAATCCATGGCTGAAAGTATTTAATGTGCAGAATAATTGTCTTTTGATCTTTTGTAATTGCATAGGCTCGAATAACGAGCTCTTTTTCACCTTCTTTATTAAATTCATCGTCAACATACCAATGATAAATAAAACCTATCATATTTTCTAAACTTGTAATTTTATTTTTTTTAATAATCATTTTTTCTTTAGATTCCAAAAAAAATTATTGAATTAAAACTATATCAGTATCCTCACTAAGATCGTTTTCTAGACTGTAAAGTGTACAAATTTTATACCATAAATGACCCATATCATAAAAGCTGTAATAACCAATTCTGTCTTTTAACAAATTATAAATATCTGTATGTAACATTGCTTCAAAAAACGAAAATTGGAATGACAAGGAATTTTCTGCAAAGAATTTTGTGGAAGAATAATATACCTTTAAATCCTCAGAAATATCCTCAATTCCAAAATGTAATTTATTAATCGTATTTTCAGCATCTTTATAAATATATTCCATGCAAACGAGCAAAAATTTTTCCAAATCAACGACATCTTTAAATTTATGCATCAAATACGGTGCATCATTTAAAACACTGGATGTATACTCAATTTCAAAAGATTTCCATTGTCTTACATTAATAATACTTGTGTAAGGATGTACTTTGGATATAATTTTATGTAGCATTTCACTCAAAGTGATTACTAACTTGGGTTTTTCAGGACACGAAAATAATAGTGGAAATATTTCTTTATTTTCATCCAAGGTTTTATATGGAAAATATCTTTTTGTATTTAACTCTTCCATCCATTTTTGTTTAATGTTTAATGGAATCGGTATATTGGTACATGGATTAGTTCCAGATTGAATCAATTTGGGAATCATACTAGAAATAAAATAAAAGTTTTTATTGTTTTCTAGATAAAAAATGTATTGTTCTTTAGGTGTTTGATAATCGTGTGAAAAGTAGGGATTAATGACTATATCATCAGGTTCAAATTGGATCGGTTTTTTGGTCAAGGTTTTATTAAACTTTTTGGACAAGTATAAATGTCGCGTCCAAAAGTTGGGAATGTTGGATGGCATTTTATAAAAGTCACAGAGTTTCTGTTCCAAAATAGGAAATTTTTTTAATAATTTCTTGTTGATTTGATTTAAATGCAAATTTTTACATCTTTCAAAAATTGGATGTACATTATACTCTGGGTTTTCACATCCATAACATAAAAAGGTGTAAATTATGGCTTCTACTTCTTCTACTTCTAAATATTTTCCTACACACTCAAATTCTTTTACATTATCCAAAAAATCACTACTCTTCCAAGTGTCTAGAGAATATAAATGTAGGAAAAACTCCAAGGGTGTCAAAATTTCTTGTCCCAAGATAATCTTGGCATTTGGATTTGCCCCCATATTTAGCCACCATTCTAAATGATTTATGTAATTCTTGTCTTGAAAAATATACATTAATAATATATACAATGCATTAAAACCTTTTTTACCGGCCTGGTCAATATTTGCACCGCGTGCCATTAATAATTTAAAAGCTTCCTTGTGAAAGGTCTCTTGTTTCATTAATAATAGAATTGGAGACCAAAGGATTGGAAGACCATAGTTATCTAAACCGTTAATATGTGAAAATAATTCTTGGTTATCCTTTACACTTTCAATTAAATCATTAATATCCTTTATTGGGTCCATTATGCTTTCACTCCATAAATTTATTAAAAAGGACATCTCTATCCTTTACAATATATTATTTTGTAATTATGGAAATTTCATTCAAATAGATGGGCCAAAATGTACTCATTTGTTTTATAATGAAACTTTCATCCTCGGCAGATTTTTGATTTTTATTCATGTATATATTTTTAGTCACCAACACTCGTTTAGGTTGAAAAACAAACCCACTAATATCCTGTATAAATCCATCGGAATAAATAATATCTTTCGAATTAAGTGTTTTGAACATTAGACCAATGATCACAAGAGACAATACCTTTTTTGATACCGTCATACTCAGGAAAAATTGATTCGATTTATTTAAAACAAAATTTTCCAACAACGTGTCCCGAATCATCTTTTTTTTGACATTTTGCCACTCATCCTTTTTTAATGATAAACGATTTCTAAGTACCTTTTCTCTTTGAATTAGTTTTTCTTTTTCGGAAAGAATACCTACTCGAAATTTTAAAAGATTATATGTATCATTATAAATCTCTTCAATTGGCTTTTCGAGTTCTAGTTTGTATGTGAATTCTTTGTTCTTCATACAACAACATAGATAATTTTTTTGCAGATACAGTCCATAAGGACATTTACCGTAAGCCATGTCCTCATAGACGAATCGCCAAAAAGGATCATTTATAAAAGAAAGACATTTTATAAAGATGGGGTAGAAAATTGTTTTTTTCATAAAAACTGATGATTTATATTTTACTTCTTTTTTTTTTATATTACCATTAGTAAAAATGACAGAAATTTTTCACAGGCAAGTTGAAATACTGGAAAATCAAAAAGAGTTTTCTTTTGGAGAACGAGGACAGCCTTTTAAATCATTTATTGAACAGCTTTTAAATCGAAGTCATCTAAAGAAGAAGTATATCGATTTTTTGACAAGTGACGATTCTATGAAACTTTATTCAGATGCATTTACTCATATTTCTATTGATACCGATAGAAATTACGAATATTTGGAAATCCTTGGAGATGTGACTTGTAACAAGTCGATCGTATGGTATATCAAGGAACGATTCCCACAATTACAAAATTCAGAGGGTGTCAAAGTCATTGCGCGTCTTCGGATCAATTTGGTATCCAAGAAAAATTTTGCAATGATTGCGGAACGGTTAGGCTTTATCGATTTTATTTCGTGTGAAAAAGAAATCAAGGAACAAAAGGGAAAAAGTTTGCTGGAAGATGTGTTTGAAGCCTTTTTTGGTGCTACTGAACTTTTAATTGATGGTATGCTAGGCAGCGGTTCAGGTTATGGAATTTGCTATCGTATTTTAAAATCAATACTCAACGAATTACCTATTTCTCTCAAATATGAAGATTTGTATGACCCCATTACAAGACTTAAAGAAACATTTGATTTTTATCGTCAACAAGTTCCAGGCCGTCAATGTAATTTAATTTGGGGCAATATGCTTTGGGAAAATGTAAAAACAGAATCGGGTCAAATTGTAAATTTATATCAGCACGATAAACTGACCAATCGTAAAAAGCTGTTAATTACAACCGAAGCTCCGCTTTTAGATGAGGCGAAACAACAAGCTGCCAGTAAATATTTGCAAGTATTGAGTGAATATGGATTTAAAAGACCAATTCCTGAATATTACGCCAGAATTAATTCTGTAACAAGTGAACAAAAAAAAATTTAAAAAACTTTTAATAAAAATATGGTTAATCGTTCCAAGTCATCAATAAATTATACATCCATACAAAATACAAGAGAATATTATTCTGGATTTGCTATTAGTAATAGTACGGCGAATCAAGATTGCACCACATTATCGACTCCTACTCCTTCTGCATTTCCGACACAGCGTGGTGCAAGTGCTACTAAAACTTATAAATTCTATTTTGACATTGCATGCACAAAAGACAATGTTTCAAAAACGTGTACTTCTCAAACATTAAATCCAGCCGGTATTCGATTAGAAAGATGGTGGTGTAAAAATGAAGCGGAGCCTGGACACCCTGCACCTTATCCAAACTCAAAATCTTTAGTAAGTCCAGATGGAAATTCGAATAAACTTGGAGATTCCTGGTTCACTGCTTGGAATTGTAGTAATGTTAATGCAAATACAACCGGACAGTGTTGGTGGTCTTCTGGATGTAATAGACCTTTATGTGGTGGAAAGTGTGGAATCCACGGAGGATTTAATGGTGGTGGAAGTTGTAATGATGCAAATTGCAATGGATGGACCGGTTATTCGATGGGGTCTAATAAATGTGATGGTAGCTATAATATTGGAGTTCTAAATGTAAATGGATCTTATTTAGCATACAAGCCCATACAAAAGTATTACTATTTCAATCCCTGCAAAACACTCGGTAATTCAATGACTGTAGCAGCAACTCCTACTTTTGTACAATTTATTGCATCGAATGGTACTGTAGATACTAGTGACACCGCCAATGTGTCTCCAGCCTATGCTGTTTTTACTATTTCTTACAATATAGTTTATCCTACTGATGTCCAACCTGATTCATTAGATTCCATGTTTACTATGATAGGTTCGACTTCTTACACTGCTTGGACCATTAATAAAAATTCCCAAATGATTCAAACCCTATTATTTGATTATTGTAATATATATAATAATGGTTCCTATATAAGTTCCAGTTTAAAAAGTACAGGTAAAAGAATTTGCAATACAAATATTATGGCATACTTTACCAATTCTCCTACTACTCCTCCATCAGGGTATCCAACTACCCAAATTCCAAGTACATTGACGATACCAACAACTCTAAATGCCTGTGATACCACATATTCTTATACAACGGGCTGTCAAACGGGTTGGTTAAATTATTGCAACAATCAAAATACTTTTAATACTACGGATTGTAAAAATTTTTACAATACTTCTCGTGTTGGAAATGTATATTCAGACGATGTTCAAAAGCTGTTGAAAAGTAATTGCGCGGCAGCGGCAACATCAAATGGTAAAATAAACGCGACTATAAGTTCTGATGTACAAGCAATTTGTGGATGTTGGTTACCTGATCAAGTTTATAATGATTTTAAAAATAATCTTTCAAAAGCTAATCCAGCATTAGCCACTCTTTTTGGACAAGATCAACAATGTTACTATCCAATGTGCTATGCAAATACAGCATTTCAACCCAAAGCAGTTCTTACATGTCCTTCTAATGTCATTACAACTTGTATTACAAATACAACCAACAATCTAAATGCAGGGGGTAGTATTTCAAATGTACAAGTTCAAAATAATGCAGTTCAAAATTGCACTGGTTCATCATCTACTTCAAGTCCTTCTCCAGCACCAGCAAATTCAACACCGATTAGTAGTCCTGGCGGAGCAAGTACAACGGGAGCTTTACCAGCAACACCTGCTCCAGCAACAACTCCTTCGCCAGCAACAACACCTGCTCCAGCAACCACTCCTTCGCCAGCAAATGCTTCTGCTCCTACACCTGCTTCTACACCTGCTTCCACACCCGCGCCAGAAAAGGGTGGATTATGTATTATTCTATAATTGTTTGAAAATTGATTTTTAATTTAATATAATAAGAACTTTATTAAAAAATGGATTGTACTATATGCTGTTTTTCCTTTAATAAGAAAACAAGAAAACCTATTGATTGTCCAAAATGTGGAGAAAAAACATGTGTAGAGTGTATTAAAAAGTTTTTATCCTCCACTTTACAAGACCCTCACTGTATGCATTGTAATCATGTTTGGGATTTGTTTTTTACCAACAAAATATTACCTAGAAATTACATGTCGACTGATTGGCGAAGTTCTCGTGCTGGTCTCTTGTTAAATCGAGAAAAATCATTTTTTCCAGAAACGATGCCTCTGGTTGCACTTGAAATAGAAAAGGAAAATTTGAATGATGAACTAAGAAGAATAGAGGAACAAGAACGAGCCCTGAAAGCTAGAAAGATTACAATTTATCGCCGTATATCTGTAATTGAAGATCCAGCCACTAGTACTCTTGTTCCTGCAAATAAAGAAACATTATCCTTTAAAATTCGTCAATGTCCGACACCCAATTGTAAAGGATTTTTGGATACTCAAAATGGTAGTTGTATTATTTGTAATAAATCCTCATGTCTTCAATGCAATACTAACAAGCTCGAAGGCGTTGAACACGAATGTAAACAAGATGATTTGGATACTTGGCAACATATTCAAAAGTCGTCCAAACCATGTCCAAATTGTGCGACAAGGATTCAACGATCCATGGGATGCGCTCAAATGTGGTGTCCTGGTTGTCATGTTGCTTTTAATTGGAATACTGGTCAGATTGAGAAAGGTCCTATTCATAATCCTCATTTTTACGAATGGGCCGACAGATTAGGAATACAACAACCTGTTGCAGCTAATAGAGGAAACCCTTGTGATGCGAATCGAGTCTGGTATTACTATACTTATACTACTTGTACGATACCCTCCGAAGAACGCAAAGCCTTTCGTGAAATACATCAGCGTTTAAATCACATTATTAATAATGAAGTCGTGGGTTTGCGAGAAAAAGTACAAAGAAATAATACGGATTTGCGTATTAAATTCTTGAGAAATCAAATCAATGAGGAGCATTATAAAAAGGTTTTAATTCATCGTGAAATTCAACATCAAAAAGATGTTCGAATGTTGGAAACTTTGGACACACTTAATATGGTTATTGTTCCATTATTGCAACAATTTATTAGCAATCAAGTTACTTATGCTGTTCTCATAAACCAAATTAAAAATGTCGAAAAATTTGTCAATGAAAGTATTACCGAGATTAACGATTGTTTCAAGTCCAAGATTGGACCACTTAAAATTTTTGGAAATGCGTGGTAAATATTTTTTTCAATAGTAAATAAATGAAATACTGGATTACATTTATTTCTATCCTTGTTTTAATATTTATTCTATTTATTATTTTACATCATATTGAAGTTTGGATTAACTTGGCAAATTTTCAACGCGAAAGAATCAAGCATCCAAAAGCTCAATGTAAAAAAGTCGATAATCTGTTACTATGTGTTGTTCGTCGTAAAAAATATTTTGTCAATCCTCTTGATGCAGTTGTTTCCAAAAGTTTACGGAATGGACATTATTGGGAAACATTTATGCATAAATACTTTAAAAAATATTCAGATAATCAAGGTATTGCCTTGGACATTGGTGCGAATATTGGAACTCATTCCATTATTTTGTCTGATCTATTTGCCAAAGTTCACGCGTTTGAGTGTCAATCTCAAGTATTTTCCATCTTGTCTAAAAATAAAGAAATCAATAATTGTGACAATTTGATTTTACATAATATTGGATTAGGAGAAAGTCATGGTAAACAATCTTTAATCAAATTTGATTCTTCAATTCCTTATAACATTGGCGGAGTTTCTATTGTAAAGAATAAAAAATCTAACCGAGAGATGGGAGAACAAGTAGAGATTATTCCTCTTGACTCGATGGAGTTTGATCTTCCTATTCGCTTTATAAAAATGGATGTAGAGGGCTACGAATTGTTTGTACTAAAAGGTGCGCATAAAACTATATCAAAATATCTACCGGTAATTATTTTTGAAGAACATAATTGGTTTTCACCCGTTTTTGCAAAACTAAAGAGTTTTAATTATAAAATTAAAGCAATATCAAGGCATGATTATTTAGCAATACCACCCAATAAAAATTAATTGTACATATAACAATCCCTACTACAAAATAAAAGTTTTGACACACAAAACCATGCACTTTCACCACGCCATTTACAATGACAAGTATGACATTCATAGACTATATACTCCAACACTAGTTCTAACAACTCTTGCATTTAATTCTTGGTAAAAAAAGAATTAAATCTAGTCAGAAACATAGGCGCAATTTTTGTTGACGCACTTTCCACCATTATCTTCATTACAGTCACTGTCTTTTGTGCAGCTTGTATATTGCTCTTCAGCAGAGTATTGTATATTTAACAGCGTTAAAATTAATAGTACGGTAATTGTAATCAAAAACGAAAATAGAAAGAGTTGTAAATACATTTTTATCTAAAATAAATTTTTTATTTTTTTGGTACATAAAATGTTTAGAAAACTATTTCCCACTCTAACTCGATTTAATAAAAGTGATCCCTTGGGCACCTTTTTACATTTAAACGAGGAACAAAAATTAATTTCCGATACCGTAAAACAATTTGCACAAACGGAGCTTGTTCCTAAAATACGCAATGATTTTCAATATGAAAAATTTGAACGTTCCGCAATTAAAAAAATGGGAAACTTGGGTCTTTTAGGATGTAATCATATGGATAAAGTTTCTTATGGTCTTGTTTCTCGTCAATTAGAAAAAGTCGATTCTTCGTATCGCTCCATGTGTTCAGTTCAATCTTCTCTAGTAATGCTTCCAATTCAATTGTACGGTTCTCAACAGCAAAAAGAAAAATATTTGCCTTTATTGGAAAAAGGGGATTATATTGGATGTTTTGGATTGACAGAACCAGATGCAGGATCGGATCCCAAATCAATGAAAACAATGGCAATGAAATCAGGCGAGAGCAAGTATATAGTTAATGGTTCTAAAAATTGGATATCCAATTCTCCGGTTGCCGATATCTTTATTGTTTGGACGCATCTTAATTCAGAAATTCGAGGAATCATTTTGGAACGATCCATGACAGGTCTAACCACTCCTACAATTTCAAATAAAGCATCCATGCGTGCTTCAAAAACAGGAATGATTGTTATGGATAATGTAGAAATAACCGAAGAAAATATTCTTCCTTTGATTAAAGGCTTACCATTAATTCCATTGAATCTAGCAAGATACTCAATAAGCTGGGGTGTTTTAGGAGCAGCGGAAGATTGCTTGGAAAAAACCTTGGCATATGCTTTGGAACGAAAACAGTTTGGCTCATCAATTGCTTCAAATCAAATCGTTCAACAAAAGTTTGCCGACATGTACACGGAACTTGCTCTAGGATATCAAGGTTGCTTGCAAGTTGGGAGATTATTGGATAATGATCATTTTACTCCAGAGATGATTTCACTATTAAAAAGAAATAATTGCCAAAAGGCATTAAATATTGCACGTGAATGTAGAGATATTTTAGGTGGTAATGGTATAAGTTATGATTATGATATTATTAGACATTTATTGAATTTAGAAGCGGTCAATACTTATGAAGGGACAAACACGATTCATACTTTGATTTTAGGAAAAGCGATTACAGGAATCCAAGCTTTTACACATTCATGATTGCCAAATTTTATTCCAATATTTTTTAGAATTTGAAATTCTTTGTTTTTTATTAGACCCAGCCATGTGAAAAATATAGGGTTGTTGTTGAAATTTTTCATCAGAGCTAAAATGTTGTAAAATGCCATAAGGTAATACTATACTGTTTTCTACAATATTGGCATAATTGCACCAGTACATGTGTTGCAAAACTCCTTGATCATTGTATAAATAATATTTGTCATTATAGTAATAACCAAATCTTTTGTTATAAAAATCAATCGAATAAGCCCACTCTGTCAAAATTTGTATACTTTTGGGACAATTTTTAACAATCAATACACCTGAATTTAATTCAAAGTCATATTTTTGATTAATATCACCGCTAAATATGAATGCCTTATCTAAATTTTGTTTGATTATGCCCATAATATCAGAACCATCGACATAAAAATGCGCATCTGAATCAATATACATTACATAATCGTAGTATTTTAGATATTCGAGTATTAAAGGCAATCTTTCCCACTGAGCAGGTCTATCTTGATAGGTTTTATGATGGGAACGCACAATGTCGTAGCCGTGGATTGAGCAATATACCTTGTTGATTTCAAAATTAATATCCGCATATTCTTGAATTGCAGAGTTGTACCACATTACTATACATAATTTAGGAGAAGACATTGTCCTATATTTAAAAAATATTATTTAATAAACGATGCACCAAAGATTTTTAAATGACAGTCAAATTATATCCGAAATTTTAAAGAATTGCAACTTATTGAGAACATTGCAAAAACAATTTCCATTTATCGATTGTGATAATAAAGACTTTGTAACTCTTGTAAATTTATTTGATGAAATTGTAATTCAAGATTATCCCGACGATTCACTAATAATATGTATTGGAGATTCACCCGCAAAAATGTGTGACATTCAATCCAAAATGAAATCTTGGCCTAAAAATGCCAAGCTATTTTATTTTCCGGTGTCCAAAACAGTCCTACACATGCCTCAAAAACAATTCTACCAGGGTATGGAAGACTTTGATGGAGAAGATTGGGAGGATTTTTTTGAACCTATATTGTACGATAATCTAGAGGCGCCTCATGTCGATCGTTACATCTCCTTTTTACAACAACGAGGAATTTTGGATGAATTTGTTTCTGCACTTGCCGCTACTCGTAAAATCGTCTTTGTAGATTTTATTGCCTATGGAAACTCTTTTGTTGGCTTATTTTTGTACTTGTTTGTTCCAATGTTGTACAAATTAGGCCTTTCAATGGAAAATTATACTTGTGAAGTTGTGTTTTTAGTTGATCCATACAATGAACATCATCAAATCGCAGATGCATTGAAATTCATGTTGCAAACATATTTTGTACGACGACGAATTATTTTTATCGAGGATGTATTGAGTCCCAACAGCGCGCAACAATTAACGGATTTCTTTATGGAATCACCGGCACGAAATATACAGCAAGTAGTTGCACCACAATACAATTATCCACAGGTCTTTCCAGAAAAGAACGATTATATGCCCATATTGCTACTTATGTACGCTAACATCATTTTGCATCCAGAATTGCGCAAATTGTTTACCTTTTTTCCAGATTCTAGATAAAAATAAATATGAGATTCATAAACATTTTGACTGTGTTTGGGTCGCAAATGCAAATATTGAATCATATTTTTTTATCCAATGTCAGTATCATAAACTTGACACGAGATTGATTTGACACATTTCAAATAAATTCTCTAGGCAATCCAGCTGTTATTGATGGCAAGGTATGCTTCAATAACAGATCTCTTAGCAGGGGTAGTATAGTTGATAGTAGCAGCAGAAACTTTAGGTACATAATCAAGGGCAGTTTTAGATACTAATCCAGTACCGGTCAATTGGGTAGGATAGTAATTTCCAGTAAATGGCATACAGTTGTTAGACCAAGTTCCCTTGGTGGGGAGAGAAATTTGTGGAACAATTTTGTTTACAATAGCTAATCCAGACATCTTATCTACAATTAGTAAATATTTTTTAAAGTTTGAAAAAAATAAACAAATGTCATCAATATACAATCACAAACATCATCCTTCTTTTTAAAAGTATCCATATAATCTTGAATCACTGGATCACATTCAATTAATTGAGATACTTTTTCTATGGACCAATCTTTTCGATCTTTTTTTTTTCGAAATGCAACCCCGAAACAGGCCGTTTTGTAATTAGCACCAAATTCCAAAATTTTCTTGGTCGGATGACGAATCATAAAATAAGCCAAAATGTGTTGGGAAATTTTTAGCGCCTTGACATTATAAATTTTGCCTGTACTCATTTGCTGTTCAATCAAAAATACATCGACGCTGCTCCATACATATTCGAGGGAGTCCAAGTAGGCATGTATTTTTTTATAAATTTCCATCATATTTTTTGAATTTGTTTCGACAGTGGCAGTCGCATCAAAAATATCAAAATTTAAAATGTTCATTTGCTCCACGATACTGTTTTCAATAGAATTATTTATGACAGACGATAAATTTAATTGTTGCGGATTATTTCGATAACTAACACTGCTCCATGCTAAATTTTTGAAACCAATATCAAAAGCCACAATAATCATTTACATAAAACTCGCAACTCTTTAATTGAAAAAATTTTTAAATCATTATATAAAAATGGATTCTGTTCAAGGATTATATCAAAGACACACTGATTTGTATCAAGCCCAATTTATACATTCAATTGAGGATGAAATTGCAGCTGTTGACGATGTATATTATCATCGAGATTTTGCAAAAGCATATAACTTGTATAATATCATTGAAGAAAAAATTTACCAAAAATTAGGTACATTACATCCAATGTTCTATTTTATACATTTTAAACTTGCAAATTGTTTGATTTGGTTAAATAAACAACAAGCTTTTGAAATGTTTGAAGATATATACTATCATTTTAGGGACGCAGAACCAAAACCTGAATACTTTGATTTTGCAGAAGCTTGTTATCGTTATTTAGATAATAGAGATATACCTAGAGCGATTGTCTTGTTGGCACAAGAATTGAAAAAGCGAGAACACAATCAAGAATCAGAATTTAGAATTATGGAGGTTTACAGCATGTTGGCAAAAGTTTTATTTGAATATGAGTGTTTAGGACCTGAGAAAGATTGTGCAAATTCTTTGGAAATGTATAATAATATTTACAAGTATCGTATTAAATTATTGGGACCAACACATCCTCATACTTTGGCAGTAGTATCCACATTATTATTAGCTCTTGCAAAGCCAGAGTTTGAAAATTGGGATCGTTTTGAAGAATTATATAGATTTTATTTTACCCATGCATATATTGATACATTGAATTACAAATATTTACAGTTTGTGGAACTTGGAATCTTTGATGTTGCCGTTCTTCAAAGATTGATTGATATACTTTTGACGATCGTGGATAGTCGAGAAAAAGATTTTAATTCAATGTTGATTATTAGAAATATTTCATACGGGTATATGCTTTTAGGTGAACTTCAGAAAGCAGAAGCAGCACTAGAGAGCATTCGAACTTATAATCAAGATGAAAGTAAACCAGATAATCGTCAAATCCCCATAAAAAGTTTACAACAACATTTGGGTCGAAAAAAAACATATGCAAAAAGAGTATTGAATATAATGTTGAAAAATTATATTTCTGGAAGTGGGAGCAAATTTCAA